CTAACGAAGGACCTTCTAAAACGACTATAGTGACTGGTATTTGGGACCTTAAACGTGGAGAAATGGAGGGAGGGTTCAATAGACCATTTCAACATTACCTAGATAAATTTGATGAATTATTGAAAACTGATGCTCCGATGATTATTTTTATCGGAAAAGCACATGAAGATTTCGTATGGGAGCGTAGAAGTAGGGATAATACTAGTGTTATTATAAAGGAAGCTGAGGAGTTTAAAACTTGGTTTGAATTCTACGACAAAGTACAAGAGATTCGTTCTAACCCAGACTGGTATAACAAAGCATCCTGGCTCGCAGAGAGTACTCAGGCTGGGTTAGAACTGTACAATCCAATGGTAATGAGTAAGATGTTCTTACTCAATGATGCTGCTATATCAAACCCATTTAATACCGATTATTTCTTATGGGTTGATGGTGGTATTACTAGTACGGTTCATCAAGGGTACTTTACCCACGATAAAGTCATCAATAAAATTCATCATTACTTGCAGAAATTTTTATTCGTATGTTTTCCGTACGAAAATTACGAAATTCATGGCTTTGATCATGAAAGATTACGCACATATTGTAATGTAGATAAGACAACCCGCGTTGCAAGAGCAGGTGTATTTGGTGGTCATAAGGATTATATACCAAAAGTTAATAGTCTTTACTACGATTACTTAAAAAATTCATTAGATGAAGGTCAAATGGGTACAGAAGAGAGTGTATTTACAATATTGACTTATAAACATGAAGATTTAGTAGACAGAACCATGATCAGAGATGATGGTCTGTTTGAATGTTTCTTTGAGCATCTAAAAAATGACACTGTAGAGTTAATCACAACTAGAAGAACAAGACCTATTGAGGATCTTAAGACATATCTTTATGTGATCACTTATAATTCACCTGCTCAATTTTTAAGACTATGTGAAAATTGGTCAACCACCGATAAATGGTTTGAGAGATGTGAAAAAGTTGTGTTGAATAATTCAACTGATAGATCTACAGATGCTGATTATGAAGCTATTTTTGATCTTTATAACTTTACAGAGCATAAACGAGATAATATCGGTATTTGTGGAGGTAGACAATGGGTAGCTGAACACTTTGACAAGACTGACGGTGACTATTATATCTTCCTTGAAGATGATATGTATATTCACGATAAAGAAGTTGGTTATTGTGAAAGTGGATTTAGAAGATATATTCCTAACTTGTTTGATAAGACTCACAAGATTATGGAAAAGCATGGATTCGATTTGCTTAAGTTCTGCTTTACTGAATTCTTTGGAGATAATCGTACTCAATGGTCTTGGTATAATGTACCTCAAGAATTAAGAGAACAAGTATGGCCAGAAAAGAAATATTTACCGGCTAACGGTTTAGATCCTAACGCTCCATTAGTTAAATACAATCACATTTACAATATGGATGGTTTACCTTACATTGATGGAGAGGTATTTTATTGTAACTGGCCTCAGTTAGTTTCAAAAGAAGGTAATAAGAAAATGTTCCTTGAAGAAAAATGGGCAGCACCGTTTGAGCAAACTTGGATGTCATACATTTATCAGCAAACAGTTAAGGGACATATTAAACCTGCAATTCTATTAGCAACTCCTTGCTATCATGAAAGGTTTGAATATTACAAAGCTGAAGATAGAAGAGAAAACTAAATGATGCTTCTGTATTAAATATTTTAAATGGAAGTAAAGGTACTTAATAGTTCCACATTTGCAAGTTTAAGTGCAACTTATGAGTTAGACAATAACGTTAGTTTTAAAAATACTAACCGTAATAGCTACCATGGGTTTGATTTAACATTGGATAATTGTTTATCTGGTACAAAAGATACTACGATAAACAATTATTCTTCTTTCTTTCTGTCTGATGATTTTAATTATAATGATTTCTTATCTGTTGATATATTAGATGTACCGGAAAATTATACCTTTACATCATATATTATATCTGAATCTACAAGCATGTATTTATCTGCAATTCCTGCAGGTAAAAATCCATTAACTCAAGTAACCTTTGCAGACTATTCAGATAATAAATCATTCTTTGAAATCTTTTTTATAGATAATCTTAACTGTAAAATTAAACATACAGAAGGTAATTTAGTAAGATACTTATCATACAATTATGTTAACTCTGAAATTATAATGTTAACTGGCTATGATACTATCGGTAATAACGATATCAATACCTTTCAATATGTTTATGATAGAAATAATAACGTAATTTCTTTCAGTAAAAAGATTTACGATAAAACTCAATACTTATATGTTTCTCAAGAAACCAACTCTCTATTATTTAAACTACCTCCTTCAAATAATAGAGTACAACCATTCAAGAATTTTGAATTGTTTAAATTAAGAGTTAATACATCTACTTTAAACGATATAATTTCTACTTCTAATTATACATATAAACAAAGTTTAGACAATACTAAAATTATTGTTGATGAAGAAAAAAGTACATATGATTTTGATACTAATTATCTTTTCAATAATGAGTATTATTCTATAGATCCATATTTGAATAGAAATTTAAATGTAAATGTTTTAAATTTAAAAAATCAAAAAACCGTTAATAATACTCAATCCCAAGGCGGTGTATTTTTAAATCAACCATCTTTTAAACATAGGTATTATGAAAATTTATTTACCGGGGTTAAACAAGAAAAAGGAAATTCTAATATTGGGTTAGGGTATAGCAGTTATACAATAACTAAAACTTTAAAAAGTGACGCTTTAAGTTATTTTCATATGCCTTATGATATGTACCCATATGAAAAATTAAACATTAACGATAGTAGTTTAGTTATATCAGGGGCAATTTCTAGTGATACTCCATATTATTCAGATAAAATATTTAAAAAATTAAATGATTACAAATATAGTTCCCCTTATGGTAATGTAACGGATACTCAAACTAATGCTTATCTGTGCTCTTGGTTATCTGGGGGTAATGATATTAATGATGAAGGGGTTTGGTTAGATAGATATTATAACCCGTCAAAGTTAAGTTATATTGATGCTTTAGTTAGTGTTACTCCTTATAATGGGTTTCTTCAAACCAATTTTGATAGTTTATCTCAAATTACAAACAACGATAATAATACATATGATTTATATGATGTCACTAGTAATTTAACTTTTGAGAAAGGAGCATTATATGCTTATCACCATGTAGGAAATGAAAATAGTAAAACTTTTGTAAATGCTTTATCTACAAATTTAGTTATAGATAAAATTGATTATTATTTTTCACTTACTTATGATAGAAAAATTGCTAAGGATGAAATTATATTTGAAAGCAACAGCTTTACAAAAATACTTTCCGAACCTTTAGATTCTATATCACCGTTTGATAACTTTAGCGTATCATTTGATATAAGTAATGAAAACTGGAATAAACCATTTGGATCTCAAATTTTAGGTAATTATGCTGATAAAGGTTTTGGTATTTTCAATTACAGAAAAATAACTCCTTACTCTTTAGCTTTTAACAAAAATAAAATTTATGTAATAAACACTCAATGTGAGTTAATAAGAACAATAACAACTGAAAATAATATTTTAAATTTACAAAAATTTGAACCAAATAGTATATTTTTAGTTTATGACAATGAAGGATATGTTACAAAATATAATTATATAGGTACAACTCTAGATAAAAGATTTTTACCTTTTGTTAAAGATAGTACAACAAATAATTTTTATAGTTACGGAAAATTTACTTTCATTCTTACAGATGATAATTGGTACAGGGTAGATAATAATACTTTAAATTATCAAACTAATAATGAGCTTAATTATAATATCATTGATATAAGTGGTGGTAACCCATTAAGTTTAGCAGTAAAAGGTAGTAATGTTTATTTACTATCAGGATATAACCCTAAAATTTATAATGATGAAGTTTATTTTTATAATTCAAACTCTTTAAACTACTATAATATTTTAGAATCAAACATAGGTACTAAATTGCAGGGGGAAATTTTAGATTATGTTTTTGATAATGAAGGTAATATTTATTGTTTATATGATATAGATAAATTAGCAGTAGTAGATAAATTTGACAATGAAATAGGTTTTGGAAACTCAAATTTTTATAAATTATCAGCTATAACCGGTTTTAATAATGCAATCGGTAAAGGTTTAGATATAATTGATGAATTTTATGGTAACGAAAAAATTGATAACTATTTGTCAATAGTAAGTTTAAGCGCTAACTTAACAAAAGGTCATTTAATTTATTCAAGATTAAAAACAGATATATCGGAGAGTAAAAATTTATTAGTTAATGACAAATATTTTGATATAGATTCCTTCTCAAATAATTTTAATATTAATAATTATGATTATTTGAGAAATAATTTTGATAACGGGGAAAATATAGTTAGTAAAATAAAATTACCTAACATTTATGATACTCAAACTTATGAAACGGCAACTCTAACTTACCCATTATCTAATTTATCTCCCGGGTACCATAATTTTACAATTACCTTTGATTCGATAAATGGATTATTTCAATTTTATATTGACGGTAAATCAGTAGATAAATATGCATTTGATTCCGGTAAGTACAGTTTTGGTACTATTTTTGATAATTCAATTTATATTGGTACCGAACCAAGTTACGGTAATAATAAATTAAATGAAATTTTAAATGATGTGAATTATTATAATTACGGTAACTTTAAATTAAAGAATTTTTATTTTTATAATACACCATTATATCTATATGATATAGCTAATATTATAAGAAGTAATTATAAAATTCAAGATTTATATTTTGAAATACCTACCGGTAAAAGAAATTATATAGAAAATATTGACAAGTTCTTTAAAAATAAATTACCAGGTAGAAAAAGTAATTTATTAAACATATCAATTCAGGATACAGGAATTACAGATAAACCGTTACAAACGGATATTTCTGAAGAAATAATTTCAAATATATATAATGTTTTACCTGCTAATACAAAACTTAACAAAATAGTTTGGGAAAAAGATGATTAATATTTCAACAGAATTTGAAAATTATAATTATTCGTTTAATAGAAGTTTAAGTTCTATTATTGAACTACCTTTTCAACAAAAAGATATTGAACTTGGCGTAAATGAACTTGCAAACGGAGTTAATTTTAACAACAGTTTAGATTTATTACAATCTAATTTAATGTATTTGTATTCTGTTTCAAAATTTGCTAATCCTGAACTGCCTAGAAATTATAAGGGTTGGATTGGTAGCAGTGATGATAAAACAGGTAAACCTTTAGATATAAAAATAAAGGGTAATTTTTTTAGATCAGGTCTTAAATTTAATAGCGACGGAGAAGTAATATCAAATTTAATACCTTATTTTTATCTAACAAACTATAATGGTCAAATAACAAATATTATTTTTACTTATAACGGCATTTATAACCCTGAAGTTGTTTTTATGCCAGTGGGTAATAATTTTATTATTGATATATCTGGTGATTATAACGGAGATGATTTGTCGTGTAATAGAGTGGTAGAAATTTTAATTAAAGAAAATTTTATTGCAAGTTATAATCCATCAAAATTTGAATTATATATTTCAACGAAAGAAAACGGTGGAATATTTTTTGGTAATAGATCTCCAGATACATATTCCTATATTTTTGGTGATCAATCAACTGTAATTTTACAACAAGGTGTTAGAGATATAACTTTCACAAGTAATACTATTAGCCCTTCTTTTGTTAAATCTAACCCCTCAAATTTTGATAATTTGAATAATTTAAGTTTAAGTAAAGCTAGTTTACCAAAATTTAAAAATTTATTTTTATGCTCCGATACACGGGTACAATCATTAAGTTCAAATATAAACGATAATGAATTTATATTTTCAAATTATACTGATACTTATGGTGAAAATAATAAACTTAATTTTTTGAAAATAAACAGTTCAGCTACTAATGAAAATAGTTTATATATTTCAGATGAAGGTAGAAATAATATTGTAAGATTAAACATTTCAGGATTTACCACTAACGATGATCATAGAAATACAAAATATTATGAGACAGAAATTATAGGAGGTGAAGGTGAAATAAGAGATAATTACTCATTTGATAAACCTAAAATTATAGATTTTTATAACAATTATTTATATGTATTAGATCAGGGTAATGAAAGTATTAAAATTTATGATAAAGATTTGGGTTATGTAAAAACTTTAAGAAAACATCAAACTTATAACACTTACCCACCGGCTTCAATTAAAGTTTATAACAATAATTTTTATTGGTTAACTAAAGACGGTACATTATTAATTTTTGATTTAGATTTAAATTTATTAAGACAAAAAAGTATTGCAGTTAACAATACTGATGAATTTATAGACTTAATTATATCACCAGTTAACAATAATTTTTATGTTTTAACAAAAAATAACATATACAAATATTATACCGATACCGAGGTAATAATTGGTAAATTCAATCTTGAACCTTATAATATAAATTATTCAGATATAACTTTTAAATTTTTTAACTATATAGAAACTATAGATAAAAAAGATGTAATTTATGTATATAGTAATAATAATGGTAGAGGGGTTTTATTTGTATTTGAAGAGGATGAGTTCTTTTTTGAATTACTTTCAGATTATAATTTTCAAATTTTTAGTAAAGATGAACTTCATTTAAAAAAGGAAGAATTTGCATCTAGTTTTGCATATAACAAATCTATAAACAAAATTTTAAAAAATACATTACAGTTAAGAAATTTTGTTTATAGAAAAATTAATTCACAAATGTTAAGAGATGGTAGTTTTAAATTTAATGGTGTGACTTATTTTTCTGAAAATGATTTAAATATTACTAATTATAAAACTAGTATGAATAATTATATTGGTACTAATGAAATTTTTTCTAGAGCTGTAATTAACAGAGTTTTAAATGAAGTTTTTATTTTACAATCACTTTTACTTAAACTTTTTCAATCTAACATAGAATTACCTTCAAGAAGAACCGTATATTTAAAATCAGATAATAGAGCATATACTGGTTTAATGTTAGAAACGTGGGATGCTGTTGAAGATTCTCATTTTGAATTAGAGGGTAGTGATGATAGTTTTATTTTACAAGAGTATGCTGTAGTATCAGAGAACATAAATTAAATAATAAAAAATGGCTAATAAAAAAATATCAGAATTAGATTCTGCTAACGCTGATCAGATAGATTCAAGCGACGTTCTTACTTTTGTAGACGTATCTGAAACTAATGTTGAAAATATAAACAAAAAAGTAACTTTTGATCAGTTTGGTCAGTACCTTAAAGAATACACTAATTTATTCCCTATTCCATTTAACAGTCAGTTTTTAGAAACGGATGCATATATAAATGGAGTAAAAACTCCAATATCATCAAAAGTAGCTGGTAAAACAGTTAACTTAGCTGATGTTGCTGCATTTAATTTTGACCAATATGGTAGAGTGTATGATTATACTAGTGATACAGAACCAAATGCTTCTGAAGAAATTTTAATGGCTTCTGGGTCAGCTGCTACTTGGTATAAAACTAGAATTACTGAAAATTTTAACAACCCGCAACCAGCAAGTTTAACCGGTAATACGGTAGGGGTTGGTGATAATAACGCTGGTTATTTTAATCAATATAGTTACTGGAACCCTAAAGTAGGTAGAGGTGCAGCTCAAAATGCTCAAAAAATAAGCTACAGTAATGGCAGGCTAAACGATTACGATTGGACATATCTATTTAACAAAACTTATGAAAATGTAATTACTACTAAAATAGAAATGACCCAAGGTATAGATAATTCTGTATCTCCATTAATAGTGAGTAATTTTAATATTTTTATATATTGGAGTGAAAATAAAGTAATAGGTACGGGTATGTTAGCCGGTTATGCAAATGTAAATTTTTCAGTCATTTTTAGTCAAAGTTTAACTTCAGGTACACAAACAATTTTAGGTACATTAACTCAAACAAATTTAACTAATGTTGCAACACCTAAAATTATTATTGACAATTCAACTAAAAAGATTTTAGGGTTACCAATTGGTACAAATAAAAATGGTTCTACATATACTAATAATAATACTAATGTAAGTTTAATATTAACTAACTATTACTAATGCCTAGACAGAGTATTACACAACTTTTATCAGCATCTAAAGATCAAATTTCATATAATGATCTTTTTATTGGTACCGCTCCATATGATTTTAATTATAATCTTAACACAGAATCTTTTGTTGGTTATTTTAAAAATTATTCAACTTCTATTTTTGCTGTACCTTTTAATAATACATATATAAATTATAATAATACAGGGTCTTCAGTTTTTAATTCAAATAAAATAAAAAGCGAAATTGAAAGTGTAACTTTTGATAATTATGGTAATGTTATAGAAATTTTACCTAAAACAAGAGTAGAATCAGAAGTTGATACATTTATAGGTTCAATTGCTATGTCTATTGGTCCTGATATAGCAGAAAATAATAATAATGGTTATTTTCAAAGTACTACTCCTATTGCTTCTACAAGAAATAATATTATTACTAATAAGGTAGTAGTAATATCATCAAAAAGTTCATCAAGAGATGAAGGTAATTGGGGTTTGCTTTTTAACAAAACATTTAACTATTCTAAATCTATAGTAACATATAGGCATAGTAGATGTGATGGTTCAGAAAGTGCAGAAAATGTATCGTATTTTAAATTTATAATTTACTGGAATGGTAAAAATAATACTAGAATTTTAGGTACTGCTATGATAGGTACCAACCCTAGCAGCGATGATGTTAATTCATACGTATGGAGAGATCAAATTGTAAAAGATAATACTGAAACTTATCCTATGCGCAGTTTTTTTGCACCTAATACAGATTCAGAATATCAAAATTTTTATCACAATATTGCAATGGCAATAGAAGTTGATGGTGAGAATAAAAAAATTAACAAACTACCAATAACTAAATATTGTCCAGATACTGATAGAGAAACTCATACCGTGTCGGTAACAATAGAGTCGTTTGCTTAAATATTTCTATGGCAACCGTAATCGACTGCAGTCAAGCAATGCCCTTGAGTTCTTTTTACTCTACTAACCTCAACAATGTTATTTGTGGTTATAGTAGGTTAGGAGAACGTATTTCAAGATCTTTAGGAGCTCCATTAATTAACGTAGAAATTCATCAAGATCAGCTTTATGAAAATATTAGTATAGCTGTTGAAATGTTTACAAAGTTTGCTGGTTTTACTAGAGAATATATTATTTTTAACTCTGACTTGTATGAAAGAGGTAAGGGTATAAGAATGGATGTATTATTTTCTGCAAGAAGAGATTCAGATTTTTCCGATTACAAAACAAAAATTGCCACAACAGAAGCTCAAAAATTAAATCCTAATTTTAATTTCAGATACGAAGAAAAATGCGGTAAACAATTTGCTCCTTTATATAGTTTAAGCAAAATGGTAATTGGCGAAGCTGCCAACCCCTACATTTATCAAGTTGGTGATAATTTAAAACCTAATCAATTAGAATTAAATCAAGCTTATGATTATCTTTTGGATGATTATAGAAAAGTTGTTTCAGTTCGCGGATTTGAAGTAGGTTCCTCTGATGGGGTTAACACTTTATTCACAATTGAACAAACTTTAGCTCAACAAACATACTTCAGTTACTCTATGGGTAATTATGGATTTGATCTTATTAGTTGGTACACTCTTAAGAATTGGCTTGATACGAGAGAGAAAATGTTAGCATTGAGAAAAGCTATAAACTTTAATGACCGTACCCAAATGATGCAAATGTACCCAGAACCAAAAGATGAACAGTTTTGGGGTACTTTAGAATGTTATGTAGAAAAACCCATTGCATGGGTCATAAAAGAAGAATGGGTTTACCAATACGCTCTTGCGTTATCCAAAATTGTAGTAGGTAGGGTAAGAGGTAAATACGGTAATGTTCAGCTGTTTGGAGGCGGTGTTCTCAATTATGATCTTTTAGAGGAAGGCCGAACCGAAAAAGAAAAATTAGAAGAGCAACTCTATACTGGAGCGTCTCCTGGTATGGGTGATGCTGAACCGACCTTGTTCTTAATTGGATAGTTTTAAATAAAAATATGCCTTTTAAACAAGGAGTTTTTAGACCAAAACTGAGGGAAAAATATAAAGGAAAGTCCTTACCAGTTTACAGATCAGGGTGGGAATTAAAATTTTTTCGTTGGTGTGACTGTAATCCAAACATTGTTGCATGGAACAGTGAAGGTGTAATTATCCCTTATCAAAGCCCGTTAGATGGTAGGATTCACCGTTATTTTGTTGATGGTCTTATATCTATAAAAGAGTCAACAGGTACCAAAACTTACCTAATTGAAATCAAACCTTCATCACAAGTCAAAGCTCCTCAACCTAAAAAATATAAGCGTAAAAGTACAATGCTTTACGAGCAAAAAACGTGGGTTGTTAATCAAGCTAAGTGGGAAGCAGCAGAAAAATGGGCTAAGAAAAAAGGTATTGAGTTCAAAATACTTACAGAAAAAGAGCTTAATTGCTGAAAAAATTAAATTATAGTATAAATAATAAATAAGATGTCTTTCAGATTATTAGTTGAAAATCCGGCGCCTAAAGAGGCTTTTGAGTACATCGTCGAAGAGAAAAGCACTGGCTCAGGTCAAACGCTTTATATCAAAGGCCCTTACATGATGGCTGAAGACGTTAACCGTAACAAACGATTCTATCCCAGAGACGAACTACAACGTGAAGTTGATCGTTATATGAGAGAAATGGTTAATGAAAACAGAAGTATGGGTGAGTTAAACCATCCAACGTCTGCTGAAGTTGACCTAGAACGTGCTTGCCATATGGTAACTGACTTATGGTCAGAAGGTAATATGTTTTATGGTAAGTCAAAAGTACTTTCCACTCCATGTGGTCAAATCGTTAAGAGTTTAATTAATGACGGCGTAAAAGTCGGAATGAGCTCAAGGGCATTAGGTCAATTATCTGAAGAAAAAACCAGACCTGGTGTTAGCAGAGTTTCTGAAATGAGATTGGTTGCAGTTGATTGTGTATCCGATCCTTCTTGCCCAAAAGCATTTGTTAATGGTATATTAGAATCAAAGCAATTTGTGTTAGCTAAGGATGGAAGATGGGAAGAGTCTTATGATACATTCGAAGAAAGTATTAAAACTTTACCTAAAAAAGAATTAAATGATTATTTAAGAGACCAAATTATTGACTTTTTAGATAAAATTGGACGGTAAAGCATAAATATTAGATATAAATCTTATGATTCAACAGCGTAAAGAAATTAAAAATTTTGTAAGGAATATTATCAATGGCGAATATAAAAATGCTCATGATAATTTACGATCTGTTGTAGAAGACAAAATGAAGCACAAGATCAATAAAGCTTCTAAAAAGAAACTATTTTAATATGGAAAACATCAAAGATATACTCCAAGAAAAAGCTCAAGACATCCTCACTGAGGAAACATTGCAGCAGATTGAAGAAGCGTTTAACAAGAAGGTTCAGCTTCATGTTGAGGCTGCTCTCGTCAAACAGGATGACGAATATGCTAACAAGCTTGAGCATTTGCTTGAAGCCATTGATATTGACCACTCTAAGAAGCTAGACAAAGTTGTCGAAGCAATTGATAAGAACCACTCTGAAAAAATGATTGCAGTGGTTGAGAAATACAGTAAAGCTCTCACAGAAGAAGCTTCTGAATTTAAGAGCGATATCGTTAATAAGGTAAGCAAATACCTTGATATCTATCTTGAGAAACTTGTTCCTCAGAAAAGTATTAATGAGGCAGTTAAGAATAAGAGATCAGCTAAAATGCTATCTGAGTTACGTGGTGTACTTGCAGTTGATGCTGCTTTACAGAAGAATGCAATTAAAGATGCAATCGTTGACGGTAAGGCTAGAATTGACGAATCCACTGCTAAAGTTAATGAAATCAGCTCTGCTGCTGAAAAATTAGCTAAAGAAAATGCTAGACTTAAGTCTCAGTTGACACTTGAAAGTAAGTGCTCCGAATTATCTGAAGACAAAGCTGCGTTTTGTAAGAAAGTCCTCTCTGGCAAATCTGCCAAGTTTATTAATGAGAACTTTGATTATACATTGAAGATGTTTGATAAAAATCATGAAGAGCATCTTGAAGTTTTGCATGAGCAAGCAAAAAGACAGAATTCCGTTTCTAAGGACGTTGACAGACCTACCCAAGTTATTAGTGAGTCTGCAAAGCAACAGTCTGAGAAATCTGAGAATCCTTACTTTAACGCTTACTTAGGCGAGCTCGGTAAGTATTAATCTCATTGATAGATACCCTTTTATAAGAATTTCCAGCGCTCTTGGTAGAGTGCTTACAAACCCGTATACATAAAACTATGAATACTATTAAACCCTCAGAAGCCTATATCGATCAGAATAGGGCTAAAGCGTTGTTAGAAAAATGGGGTCCTGTATTGGACTACAAATCTGACAATGTCAAAGAAATCACAGACGACCATCAGCGTCTGAGTACGGCTATGCTCTTGGAAAACCAAGAGGCATGGTGTTTAAACGAGAATGGTAACTTTGCAGGCGGAACAGGATCTGCTCTTAGCAATGGTAGTGTTAACATCGGTCAGTATGGTAATCAGATCCCTAACTCTTACAGTCAGGGTGACACATACGCAACCGGTGACTTCCGTTTGCCTAAGATTCTTATTCCTATGATTCGTCGTACCTTCCCTGAGTTGATTACTAACGAAATCGTTGGTGTTCAGCCTATGAGTGGTCCCGTTGGCTTAGCATTTGCTTTGCGTTATAAGTACGAGACAGACGCTCTTGGTAATGGTATTGACGGTATCGGTCAGGGTACTTACGGTACTGCTGAAAACACTGCTAACAACCCTGCTTCTGGTAGAGGTTCCGGTTCTGGATCCAATGCCGATGGTAAGGAATTAGGTTATCAGTTCTTAGATACACGTTTCACCGGTACATCTTCCGACAAATTGTCTGGTTTAGGTGCTGGTTCAGACTTCCCATTCGTTAATCAGGACGAAGGTGTTGCAAAACTTCTTGCTAACTTTGAGTTGACCGGACGTATTCCTCAGGTCGTTGTTAGCTTTGAGAAGACAGCTGTTGAAGCTGGTACACGTCGTTTGGCCGCTCGTTGGTCTGTTGAGCTCGAGCAGGACCTTAAGAACATGAATGGTATTGACATCGATACCGAACTCACCAATGCAATGTCTTACGAGTTGCAGGCTGAGATCGATCGTGAAATGTTGATGCGTATGGTTCAGGTTGCTCTTGATAATGGATCCGGAAATGGTTATTCCATCTGGGCTCCTCAGTCTGCTGACGGTCGCTGGTTAGTTGAGCGTAACAGAGACTTCTATCAGAGAATCATTATCGAAGCAAATA